ATGAATTACCACGCGTTGCATTATCCAAAATATCTAACGGAATACCATTATACGTCCAATCAAAATCACGGCCACCAGCTAAACTATAGTTGATTACTTGCCAGATGCCATTCACTTGCTTAATTTCATCGGCTGTAAATACACCATAAGCAGTAAAAGCATTACCAACGTTTTGAAAGGTTTGAATTGCTGATGTATTAACTACCGGTTGTGTTTGTTGTGGTGTTACCTTTGGCGTTGGTGCGACAATAGGTGAACTATTATCGCCAATACCATTGATAATATCGTTGTTCAACTTATCTCGACTGACACCCCACTTGGCTAAAAACGCAATCGGGTCAACGTGATCTGAACCGTGTCCTGTAGCACTAGCGTAGTTGTGAGTCTTTGTGCCAGCGGTATTTTGGTTATCAATCTTATTGCCTGCACTGGCTTCTAATGCTAATTGTCGGGCTAACCAAATATATGCTGGATAAGCTTTATTAAAGTCTTCCTGTGAACGAATAGACCCTTCTGCGAACTCAATTGACGCGTAGCCGTCCCAATTCCAGTCACCGCCTACGTCCCAAGCGCCACCATTTGTGTTCATGACTTGTCGAATATCGACTTGGCCATTAGTGATACCAACTAAATGCGTATAGTTAGCCTCGTTATAATGACCAGCTAAATAATCACGTTCATTTTGAACACTGGCATTTGGATTACCTGTACTATGCAAATGCACTTGTGCAAATGGATAAGCTAATCCACTGTTATTCATCACATAATTAAATGGAACAACAATATCTTGTTGAATTGTATATGCCATAATAACCTCCTTATTGTGCCGTAGGTGCTTGTGCTTTTTCAGGGGTGCTCGACACGACCGCCTCGGCTTTAGCTAATTCTTCGGCACTCACAAGCGGCTTAACTGCACCTAATGCACCGTTTGCCTTTTCACGTGCATACGCTGTTTTAATATAAGACAAAATCTGCGCCTCCGTAAAGTTATCACCGATCTTATTTTCATCAAGTCGTGCCTTTAGTTCAGCAGCCGCTGCTTGTTGTTGCACTGAACCATTACCTAGAAATGCTTGCGCTGTTAAAACAGCTTGACTAGCAAACTCAAGAGCTTTTTTGATGTTGTCATTTTTTTCGGTAGATGCCTTGAATTTTAGGAACTTCGATACACCGAATCCGCCACCTGCTGCGACAAATACCGCTACCGCTGTGTTCAATACCTTTAATATTTCATTTAACATTATTTTTCCTCTGCTTTCTTTGCTGAATCCGGTTCTGAATCAATTTTCTTTAATTTCACGTGATACTCGTCTTCAACCCACTTTGCTATAAATGGCCACACATCCATGCCGGCTAATTGCATATTGGCATAGATTGATTTCAACATGTAATTACCAATGATAATTGTCACCGCGAATGAAATAATATCAAAGATTACTGGCTGAAACGTAATATATCGACCTCCTATGTGATTAGGAATAACCGACATTAAAATAGTAAACGCCCATATTGATACAGGCATCAGAGCTAGTGGTATAGATGTAATTAGTCCACCTAAGCCACCGTTTGACGTTCTTGCCACACCATTTCGTTTGCGCCATAGTGAGCCTAAAAAGGTATCAAAAAATACCAAAATAAAAAGGACTGCCGTTTCGGTAGCCCCATTCAGATTAGCGAATAAGTAGCTCAATACACTCATCACTTCTCCTTATCTTTCAGTGCTTCTTTTAGTTGTTCTTGCAACGTCTCTACTTGAGCTGCTAATGTTGCATTTTCAACAGCCTTATTAGCTAACTGCATACCAAGATTATTAATTATCTTCTGTGCATCAACGTTCATTAGTTGTTCCCTTCTGAAGCTGTATCAGCAACCATAGCTTGAATTAACTTCTTGGCAACAGTGGCAACGTCTGCCTGTGAAGTTTCCAATGTCACACCCTGATCCGGTTTAATTTGAAGTGTCCCACTCAAACTGTTAGGGAACTGTCCTGCACTAAAAGAAACGTTAAAGTAAGCCAAAACCAACTTACCCTCAACGAAGTTCACCTGTGCGCCATTTACAATAATATTCATTTGCTTTTCTCCTTTTTTCTGCAAATTAAAAGGCTAACCGCTCGTGGATTAGCCCTGCTTTGTTATTTAATTGTGCTTAACATATCTGCTGATAATTGATTAGCAACTTTTTCTAACTTCTGTCGACCTGTCATATCAAGCCATTCAGACTTGGTAATTGTAACAGCTCCGTCACTAATGCTTGTTCCTGTTGCAAAGGTCACCCCAAACACGATTCTTACTGTGTTATTATCTGGATTTTGTATCTCGTTCTTGATTTGAATATTATTCATTTAACTTTATCCTTTAACCTTTCAATTTCTACTTTAAGTTCGTTAATAACTGCTCTTTGCTCACGTAACACCGGTATTAAGCTGATAGCTACTTTGTCGTACTCCAGACCGTTGACTTCACCAGTCTTTTCATCACGTACCACGAACTCTTCTAACCCAGCCTTAACCAGGTCTTCAGCAATAAGACCGTAGTAGCGTTTGTCGTACATGTGAATTTGATGGTCTGGTTCTGTACCAATCTTACGATACTTAGCACGGGCCTCATACTCCGCTTTATCTTGCCATGTAGCGGGGTCAAGTGTTAAGAACTTGTCACCTACTGAAGTTCCACCGTCATACTGAATATCTTCCTTAAACTTCGTGGCAGAAGACTGTATAAACAGGGCACCATCACCAGCTACTTGCAAAGAACTACCACCTGACCCAAACTTTTTGTTCCATAGGTAGATATAACCGTTTTCACGTATCTGTAACCTATAGTCACCGCCTGACCTGAAGTAAACAGATTGGTTCTTACTTTCAAGAATTAGGTTAGGATAAGAATAAATGTTAGGTATTTGCGCACCACTATAGGCGTTCAATGTTCCAGTAGTTTCAATCAAGTTAGCTCTAATACTTGTGTGGTCTGTTGCATCAGATAAAAAACCAGTTTTAGAATACATATAATCCAGTTCAGCTGATGACATGTTAACATATTCATCTGGGTCTCGATTATCATAGCCTGTGGCACTAAAGGCTAGGTTATTTGTCCCATATTCTGAATGAAAAGTACCATTCTTATATGGTGAACTTTGATTAGCATAAGTAACTGAGATTTTACCATCTGAAGAAACGACGCCCGCTGATGACTTTATATTAAACACACCATTGGTTGTACCTACGTTAAACCCTTGTGCAGATATACGATTAGAGTTAATGTTAGGTGCCACTACTGAAAAACTATTTTTATCCATGTTCACAACATCAGAAACCAGTGAACCACCACTAGCAATATATATCTGTCTATTAGCATTAATATTAAAACCTGTAATGGTATCACCAGTTAACTTGGATACATCAAGGTTGGCTATCTTAGCACTTGTGATAGCAGCCTCACCAACCTGTGCTGTACCAATGGCACCATTAGCAATTTGTGCTGACCCAATAATAAAGTTCTTACCAATTACCGTGTCGCTGTTCAAGATAACTGATTTACCTGATAGAACTAACGTACCGTCAGCCTGGCCATTTATACCTGTGATAAGTTGCTTAGTAATGCCGTCATTAGCACTAGTACCTAATGACCAAAAATCATTAAAGATACTAAGAACGGTCTCATTTGTAACAACTCTGTTCCAGTTAGACCAGTTACTACCAAACAAGATACGTGTGTACTGCATTGTTGGGTTTGAATCAGCCCATGCAACGTGTGTGATACGTCCGTTTATAGGCTTATCAACCGTTAAATAGAACCAACCACCTACAGGGGCATTTGTATGATTTCCACCCTGAATAAAGAACTTACCTTGATTGGTCATGTTATTCAGGTTGTCAACGTTAACTGCTTGCCATTGTGTGCTTAATTTAAGTGCATTAACATCACTACTAATAGCACCAATTTGCAAACCGCTTATCGTTTGATTAACAAAGGACTTCATACCTGTTTCACTGTTGCTAATTTGGCTTGTCGTGAAGTCTTTACCTTGCTGTAAGGTGTTGTT